GGTGATCCAGCGGCCCGCTTTTTTTCTAGCGGCAGACTTGTAAGTACCTTACAAGGCCCAGATCCATTGCGCTGCAAAGACCTATGACGACAACCGTATAGCGTCGGCATGTCACTTACGGCGCCTGTAAGCTGTTCTTACAGATTCAGTCTCCGATGGCGAAAGGCCCGGTAATCCCAGACAAGCTCGAGCGATGGCCGGTCGAGCGGCTGATGCCCTACGAGCGCAACGCCAGAACACACAGCCCTGAGCAGCTGGCGCAAATCGCGGCCAGCATCGTTGAATTTGGCTTCACCAACCCGATCCTGGTGGCTAGCGATGCCGGCATCATCGCGGGCCATGGCCGGCTGGAGGCTGCCAAGCAGCTGGGCCTGGCCGAGGTGCCGGTGGTCGTCCTCGATCACCTGACGCCGGCGCAGCGGCGGGCCTATGTGATCGCTGACAACCAGCTGGCGCTGATCTCCGGTTGGGATGACGAGCTACTCAAGGCCGAGCTGGCGGATCTCGGCTCCCTTGACTTCGACCTGACGTTGCTGGGCTGGGGAGAGGATCTGCCGGACTTCGCTGCTGCACCGGACTACTCCGTGCTGGACGATGAGGATCTGGACGAGCAGCTGGACGAGATGGCGGCCGGGGTGAAGAAGGCGATCCAGATCGAGTTCGAGCCGGAGCACTACGAGGAGGCTCAGGAGCTGGTGAAGTTCTGGCGGGGCCAGGGCGGCTACGTGGGCCTGATGCTGATCGAGAAGCTCACCGCGGAGAAGGACAAGCTGTGAAGCTGGAGCGCGGAGAGCTAAAGGGGATCAAGTTCTGGCACCGGCCAGGCTTCAGCGATCTCAAGACCTTCGAGGAGGTGATCGGCCGCGGCTGCTACCAGCAGCGGGGGATGACGATCCTGCCGGGCGAGCGGTGGATGGATTGCGGCGGGAATGTCGGCGCCTTCACCCTGCTGGCCTGCAGCCTGGGGGCGGACGTGGTGACCTACGAGCCCGACCCGTACAACTGCGAGATGATCGAGCGGAACCTGAAGCTCAACGGGTTCCGGGCGACCGTGAAGCACCGGGCCCTGGTGCACGACGACCGCGATGAGGTCGCGCTGTTCATCGGCAACAACAATCAGACCTGGCGGAACAGCATCGTCAAGCGGTGGGGCAAGCTGGGCCTGAAGGTGCCGTGCTCGCGGTTCGACGATGAGGCCAAGGTCTTCGACGGCTGCAAGATGGACATCGAAGGCGCTGAGATGCCGATCCTGGAGACCACCGAGGCTCTGTTCAGCAAGCTGGTCTACGAGTGGAGCTTTGACATCGACCCCAGCCTGACCCGGCTGTGGAAGGTGCTGGATCGCCAGCTGGAGGATTACCGGGTGGAGGCGGAGTGGGGACGGGTCCGCTACCGCCAGCGCGACTACGAGCAATGGCAGGCGGCCTGGTTTCCGGCCTGCACCAACGTGTTCTGCTACGGGAAGGCCTGATGAGGACCATCGAGCTGCGGCAGGTGCCGCACAGCGTCAAGATCGGTGACCAGCCGAAAGAGCTACCCCCGACCCTGTTCCAGGACAGCCTGTTCGTGGTGGATGGGCAGCCGATCGGCTTCTACCTGGCGACGCTGCCGGAGCGTCTGCAGAAGCTGGTGGACGTGGCGGACGCTGAGCTGAACAGCAAGCGGGTGCCGAAGTCAGAGATGCGCCGCTCCAGCGGCCTGCATGGCGACGGCCAGGAGGTGCGGCAGTACAGCTGCATCATCGGCAGCATCCCGCCGAAGCCCCACATGAGGCGGGCCTACGCCACGAAGAGCAGCGTGCACGCGGTGGAGAGCGCGCGCACGTTCGTGAAAGCCATGACCATGGCCGGCCGGGAGGCGCTGCAGCTGATCGAGCAGATCAGCCCAGAGGTCTACGCGGTGCACCGGGAGGCGGTTGAGCGGCGGGTGCCGGAAGGCTGGCGGTTCGCGGAACTGTTCACCAGCAGCATCAGCAACTACAACATCGCCGCGGCCATCCACCAGGACAACCTGAATGTGAAGGGCGCCGTGAACGTGATCATCACCAAGCGGCGCAACAGCACCGGCGGCAACCTGTACGTCCCGGACTATGACGTGACCTTCAACAGCGCCGATAACTCGATGCTGGTCTACCCCGCCTGGCGCAATATGCACGGGGTCACGCCGATCGTGCCGACCCATCCGGGGGGCTACCGGAACAGCCTGGTCTGGTATGCGCTCGATGCCTTCCACGGTCTCGAATGAACCTGCAGGCCTACGCCGCGCATCGCAAAGCAAAAGGCCTGCGCGGCACCAGTCACGTCGCTGTCTTGCAGGCGATCCAAGCCGGCCGGCTCACTGACCCCGCGGTTCAGAAGATCGACGGTAAGTGGGTCATCGACCCAACCCTGGCAGACATGCAGTGGGCCTCGAACACTCAGAGCCGCGTCACGCAAGACACGCCCAAGGAGATCGTCACCGAAAAGCTCATGAAGGCCGGCCCGACGATGGCCGAGGCTCAGCGGGCCAAAGTCGTCTACCAGGCTGAGCGTGAACGCTTGGAAGTGATGAAGCTCAAGGGTGAGCTGGTTTCTGCTGCTGAGGTGAAGGCTTCGGCATTCATGGAGGCCCGTCGCGCTCGTGATGCCCTCATGACCCTGCCCGACCGCTTGGCGGCCCAGGTGGCGGGCACCAGTGATATCAGGCAGTGCCACACCATCCTCACTGAGGAGATTCGCGTGATCTGTCGCACCATCGCAGACCTGTCTGATGTCTGAAGGTCACAAGATCCAGGCACCGGCCTACCGCAACGGCTGGATACCACCGGACCCAATGACGGTGGCTGAGTGGGCCGACCGCTTTCGTGTGCTGTCTTCCAAAGGATCGGCGGAGCCTGGCCCCTGGCGCACCGATCGCACTCCCTACCTGCGCGAGCCGATGGAGTGCCTCAGCCCCAGCAGCCCCTATCGGCGTGTCGTGCTGATGTTCGGCAGCCAGCTGGGCAAGACCGAAGCCTTGCTCAACTGGCTCGGCGCAATCATCCATCTATGGCCGGCGCCAACGCTGCTGGTGCAGCCCACGCTCGATATGGCCAAGCGCCTTAACCGGCAGCGTCTAGAGCCCCTGCTGCGCGAAACTCCCGTGCTGTCAGAGCTGGTAGCACCGGCCAGGGCCCGCGACTCTGGCAACACGATGTTCCTGAAGGAGTTTCGCGGCGGCTTGTTCGCTCTGACCGGCGCCAACAGCGGCAGCGGCCTGCAGTCGATGCCAGCCGCCTACCTGCTCGCCGATGAGGTCAGCTCCTACCCGTTCGAGGCCGACGACAAGGGCGACCCGCTGGAGAACGCCGAGGCCAGAACGTCAACCTTTCCGATGGGCAAAGTACTGATCACCAGCACACCAGGCACCCGCGGGATGTGCCGCATCACGCACGAGTTCGAGCAGCGCAGTGATCGGCGCCAGCTGGCCATGCTCATGCCCTGCTGCGGTGCCCTGGAGGTGCTGCGTTGGCGTGAGCACATGAAATGGGACACGCCTGATGGTGAGGTGTTCGCGCAGTGCCCCGCCTGCGGTGAGCGCGTGAGCGAACAGCACAAAACATCCATGCTCACTGGCGCCCAATGGCAGGCCACCGCCAAGGGTGATGGCATCACCGCAGGCTTCCACCTGCCTGCCTGGTACGCACCGGCCGGCTGGACCAGTTGGGGGCAGATCCGTGATGAGTTCCTGCGGGCCAAGACCGACCCGCTACTGCTGAAGGGTTGGGTGAACAAGCGGGCCGCTGAAGCTTGGGAAGATGAGGCCGTGGCTGCCATCAATGCCGATGGCCTGATGGCTCGTGCGCAGGCTGATGGCTACAGCAGTGGCACATGCCCCGAAGGCGTTGTGCTCCTGCTGATGGCGGTGGATGTGCAGGACACCTGGCTAGAGACGACTGTCTGGGGCTTCGGCCGCGGTGAGGAGATGTGGCGCATCTGGCACCAGAAGGTTGAGGGAAGCCCGGCCTACGACGACGTGTGGCAGCAGATCGACAGCATCCGCAAAACGCAATGGCCACGCGAAGGTGGTGGCGTGATGACTGTCCGCCACTGCGCCGTAGATACCGGCGGCCACTTCACGCAGGAGGCCTATGAGTTCTGCCGGGCCCGAGCAGCCGAGGGTGTGGTGGCCATCAAGGGCAGCAGCACCAAAGCAGCGCCAGCCCTTGGCAAGGGCAGCAAGATCGACGTGAACTGGCGCGGCCGGCTGGTGAAGAAGGGCCTGATGCTCTACATGGTCGGCGGCGACACGCTCAAGCGCACCATCTACGCCCGCCTGAAGAAAGACAGCACCGGGCCGGGCAGCATCCACTTCGGCAACGACGTGACAGAAGAGTTCCTGCAAGGCCTCACCTGTGAGCGCCTTGTGCCCAAGACCGTGAAGGGCTTTCAGGTGCTCACCTGGGAAAAGCCCAGCGGTGCCCGCAACGAACCGCTCGATCTCTGCGTCTATTCGCTGGCGATGTTGGAGCTGGTCAAGCGCCGCTACAAC